ATGTGTTAGATGAGAAGATGTTTAGTGAGTGTGTTTGTTTAGAAGAAGAATGTATATGCGGTAAGTGGTAAGGAAAATGGTAAATGGCTAAGAAAGGCAAAAGTTTAGTTCATAAGTTAGATAAAGAAACTAGAGATAGACACTTCCCTGAATACAATGGTGGTAAGGGTAGCCATGCTCGTAAGTCTACAGCGAGTAGTCGAGAAGTATTTAAGTCTAATTACGATAAGATAGATTGGTCTAAATGACAACGGGCTTAATTACGGAGTTGTAATGAGAATTGAATACAATTTAATGCCACAAGGCCAAGTCCTGCAAGATTTCAATGATTGCCGCGCAAGAAACTCCTTTATCATGGGGCCGTTAGGTTCTGGTAAGACAGTCCAGTGTATTCTTAAACTGTTTGACCTCATGTGTGAGCAAGCACCTGTTAAAGATAAAAAGCATAAGAACTATGGTGTACGCTTATCTCGTGTCATTGCCGCACGTAATACGTATTCTGAACTGTTCTCTACAACGATTAAAGATTGGCTAGAGATACATGGTGAATTAGGTGACTTCAAACAAGGTAACAAGGAGCCTCCTACACACTTTATACGATTTAAACTAGAAGATGGCACGAGGGTAGAGTGTGATGTTGTCTTTATTGCGTTCGACCGTCCTGAACACGTTAAGAAGGCTAGGGGTATACAGACTACATGGGTGTGGTTAAACGAGACTAAGGAGCATTCTAAGGCTGTTTTAGATATGTTAGACCTTAGACATGGTAGATATCCTTCTAACAAAGAGGGTGCGCGTCCTACACATCATGGAATCATAGGAGATAGTAACGCCCCTGATGAAGACCATTGGTATTTTAAACTAGCAGAGATAGAAAGACCTGATGACTGGTCATTTTACAGACAACAGGGAGGGGTTTTAAAAGACGGTGAGAGTTGGATCATTAATGAAAAAGCGGAAAACCTTGCTAACCTTCCTGATGGATATTATAAAAGAGGACTACAGGGGAAGACAGATGATTGGATTAAAGTTAATCTAGCCAATGAATACGGCTTTGTGTCTAACGGTAAACCTGTCCATCCTATGTATACTGATTCAGTACACTGTCAGCACATGGAGTTTGAACCTACTAAAGATCAACCTATTATCCTTGGCTTTGACTTTGGACGTACACCAGCGTGTGCTTTTATCCAAAGAACCTCTGTAGGAAGATGGGTATGCTTTGATGAAGTTGTGTTAACTGACTCTGGTGCTGTTGACTTTGCTCCTAGTCTTAAAAGATACATCGAAGAAGTCTACCCTAATCACACGTTTAAGGGATGGGGTGATCCCTCTGGTAACAATAAGAACCAGTCTAACTCTGAAACACCGTTCCAAATCATGCGAGCCGCAGGTATTCCCTGTCAACCTACTGCGTCTAATGATCCTATGAAGCGTAGAGCCGCGCTAGAAGTCCCTATGAAAGAAATGTGTATGGATGGTAAGCCTAGATTCATCGTCCTACCTAAAGCATCTATGATCCGCAAAGGGTTACAAGGTGGTTTCTGCTACCGTAGAGTCCAGACTACAGGGGAAAGATACACTGATGAGCCTGATAAGAACGAATATTCACACCCTGTTGAGGCTTTGGAGTACGCATTGCAAGGTGAGGGCGAGGGTCGTGCCGCATTAAGACGTACTGATACGTTTTCTAAACCTGTAACAGCAAAGATACAAGTCAGTGTCTTCTAAAGTTTATGTGATTTTTGAGGATGATCAGCAAAGATGGTGGTCAAAATTCTTAAAAAAAGGCATTAGGCACTGTTATATTGTCAAACCTACGCCAAATTCTTTCATTATTTACGGAAAATCAGTCAAAAGCGTCGATTTATTTACTGTAATAGACCAAAAGAGTATAATCGAGGGTAAATATATAATGAAGAGTTATATACCTAGAGAATGCAGAAGATCATTATTTATGCTGAATACTTGTGTAGGTCATACTAAACAGATATTAGGTATCAACAATCCTTTCATTCTAACACCATATCAATTATTAAAGCATCTAAGGAGTCACCATGAAGCGGCCTAAAACACCAGAGCCTACGGCACAAGAGAAAGCTGTAGTAGAAAGACAAAGTAGAATGCTCGATGAAGAGATGGAAGAAAGTGAGAAAAGATTAAAAGCTTTGGCTCGTGGCAAGCTAGGGTCTAAGTCCTTGTTAGCAAAAGCTGGCAGTGCTAGTGGGCAATCAGGTGTAGCAAGAGGGTTTACTGGGGCTGGTATGTTTGGAGGAGGTGGCGCAGGAAGCTCTGGGTTACGCTCTGGTACAGGATATACTGCAACTACCAATCCTACAAAAAAGGCTAGATAAATGAAATTGCCAAAAGAATTAGGATCATTAGAAGATTTAAAAACTAGAGAGTCTGTAGCGTTTAACAAGATGGCATCATGGTATGACCTATTAGATGATACCTATGAATACTTTCTTCCTAACAGAAACTTGTTTGACTCTAATACTACTGGCTCAAAGAAGATGGATCGTATCTTTGACTCTACTGCTATCGAAGCTATCCAGCAGGGAGCGAGTAAGCTACAAGAAAACATTGCTCCTATCTGGAGTAACTGGGCAACCTTTGCTCCATCCTTAAATGTTGTTAAGGCATTAGAGACTGGTGAGTTTGATGTCTCTGAAGAAGACATAAGAAAAAACCTAGAAGAGCAAGCAGACATTGTATTTGATTTTATTAACCGATCTAACTTTGCTACACAGTTCTATGAGCACGCTCTTGATCTCTTAGTCGGTACAGGTACATTACGTATTGATGAGACTGACAACACGAATATGCCATTAGTGTTTAACGCTATCCCACAGAAAGGTATTGCGTTTGAAGAAGGGCCGTATGGCTCTATTGAGACACACTGGCGCAGGTTTAATGTTAAGGCGCGTAACCTTAAAAGACAGTGGAGAGGTTTCAAGCCTTCAGAAAATGTACAGAACTTAATAGACAATCAGCCCGATGCAGAAGTAGAACTTAGTGAAGGCGTTGTGTATATGCCTAAGTCTGAGAAATACTACGGCTGTGTATGGGTCAAAGGTGAAGATCGTATAAGCTGGAAAGAAGACTTTGGTGACTCAAGCCCTTGGGTAACTGGTCGTTACTCTAAAGTCTCTGGTGAGATACGTGGTCGTGGCCCTGCTGTACAGGCGTTGCCTGATGTGCGTTCACTAAACAAAGTAAAAGAATTTGTACTACAGAAAGCCGCTATTGACCTGTCAGGTATGTATACAGCTACAGATGATGGCGTGACTAACCCCTACAATATTGTTATAAGCCCAGGGGTTGTTATTCCAGTTGGTTCTAACAACTCATCTAACCCTTCTATTCAAAGATTAGATACTGGTGCTAACCTAGCATTGGCGCAATTTGAAATGCAGGAGCTACAGACTGCTATTAAACGTGCTTTGTTTAACGATCTGCGCGATCCTACTGGTGCTGTGCGTTCTGCGACAGAGGTAGCCATAGAGTCAAGAGAGTTAGCTAAGAGAATCGGTAGTGCGTTTGGTCGATTACAAACAGAAGTTCTTGTTCCTATCCTTAAACGTGTTGTCCATATCCTTACACGTAGGGGAATACTACAGCCTTTAAAGTTAGATGGGCGTGACATTGAGATTAAGTTCTTATCACCTCTAGCTAAAGCACAGGATGCTGAAGATATTATCAATGTCCAACAAGCAGTACAGTTTGTCTTGCAGAATGCTGGCCCAGATCAAGCTAAGATTGGATTCAAGCAAGAAGACTTTGGAACATGGGTAGCGTCTAAGACTGGAATGCCTGCTGAACTTGTAAGAACACCTACTGAGAAAGCACAGGTTATTCAGGCAGGTGCAGAAGCCGCACAAGCTGGTATGAAACCCTCGCAAGCACCGATGCCTGTTCAATGAGTTGGTCAAATATTGATCAACTTGCTGATTCAGAAGTTGCTAAAAAACAAGCAGAAATACGTAAGCGTAATGCTAACGACTTAGCTAAGGCATATCACAGAGTCTTTACAACTGATGATGGAGCGCGTATCTTAGCAGACCTGACCAGAAGGTTTGTATATGAGAACGACACTTCTTTTGGTTCAGAAAATATTAATTATGAAGCCGCTTACCATAATGGTGAGGGTGGGGTAATTAAGTTTTTAATCAATCAGATGAAACAAGCTGAAATCAAATAAGGACTAAGTTATGTCAGAAGAACAAGCCGCTGTACAAAGCGATACCTTGTTAGACAGTGCTACACCAGAACTTTTAGAAGGTGAGTATTTTTTAACCGATGGTATCAAAGGAACTGGTGAAGTACCCGAATGGCTAGATACAAAATATAAGTCTGTAGCAGATCAAGCTAAAGGATATTCTGAGTTATCAAAGAAGTTTGGTGGATTTAAAGGAACTCCTAAAGACGGTTATACACCCCCTGAAGGCATTGAGAGTGATGATGCTTTGTATCAAGAGTTAGAGGCATTTGCTACTAAGACCAACATGAGTGCTGATGCGTTCGGGGAAGCATGGGAACTATTGTCTGCTCAAGATTATGCCGCGCAAGAGGTTAATCAAGAATACGAGCTAGAGAAGTTGGGAGAGAATGCTCAGGAAAGAATTAAGACTGTAGAAGGGTTTATGAAGAACAACCTTGATCCAGAGACTTACGAGCAAGCAAGAGACTTAGTAACAAGCGCAGATACTATTGCACTTGTTGAAATGCTAGTACAGGCTACTGCTCCTGCTAAACTGCCAATGGAAGGAGGGCATAACCCTCAAGGTCTATCTTGGGAAGCTATCGAGACAGAGATGTTTAAGAAAGACGATCAAGGAAACTTCCTAAGAAGCACAAATATAGAACACGAACGCAAGATTCAGAATATGTTGGAAGCGTGGGGCGGTTCAGGTAATTGATTAATATAGGGTAAAAGGTGTATAATCAGTACACTGGATACCCTTTTCCCAAAGGCCCAGTAAATTTAGGTTGAATGCTGACCATTTTTACTGGGTACTCAGCAAAAAACCTTGAAAACTTTTTTTTAATACTCTTTTCGAGGAAATCATTATGAGTGCTAATCTATCAGCCGTAGCGTCGATTGAATTTGACAGTCTTGTCAAACACGCCTACGCACAAAAAGGGCTATTGAAGCCTGCCGTAACAATCCGTAACAATGTAGTTGGCGACACCTACAAATTCCGTAACATGGGCAAAGGACTTGCTAACCAAAAAGCAACCTCTGCTGATGTTGTTCCTATGGGCATAAGCTATGACTTTGCAGTAGCAACTCTTGCTAACTGGAATGCTCCTGAGTACACGGACATCTTTGATCAAGCTGAAGTAAACTTTGACGAGAAACAAGAGTTAGCAGACACTATTGCTGGCGCTTTGGGTCGTCGTAGTGACCAGCTAGTAATTGATGCTATTGATGCAATCACTCCTTCTTCTACTGTTGCACACGGTAGCACAGGACTGACTATGGCTAAGGTCATTGATGCTCAAGTAGCATTGCGTGGTCAAGCTGTTCCTAATGCTAACTTGTATGCCGCAATTAACAGTGCAGGACTTGGCGGTCTTTTGAAAGATGAGAAGGCAACTTCTGCTGACTACCAAGCTGTGAAAGCACTTGTTAGCGGTGGCGTAAATAGCCTAGCTGGATTCCAGTTCATCATTCTTGATGATCGTGCTGAAGGTGGATTGACTGTTACAACTAACACTGTTGATTCATACTTCTTTAGCCGTGACGCTGTTGGACTTGCTATTGGTATTGACATGAAGACCTCTGTGGATTGGGTTGCACAGAAGACTTCTTGGCTCTGCAACGGCATGATGAAAGCTGGTGCTGTCGTACGTGATGTTGACGGTATCTGTAAAGTTGAGTACAAAGATAACGTATAAGTTGTTTTTGGGTAAACTGATTGGGGGCTTCGGCCCCCTTTCTCAAAGAGG